TTCAATTACAAGTAATGCTTTATTGTATTCGTTTGCTATATTATATAGAATTCTACCAAAATCTTTTGTTTGAACTTGGTCTTTAAATTCAGCAACTTGAGTACATGTTTCTATATCTATAATATGAAATGCTGAATAGTCTTTTGAGTCACCTCTTGCTACGTCAGCTACAACCATATATTGTCTTGAGTAATCAGGATATTCCCAAACCCATAAACTTTGATTCATACCACGTTTTTCAAGTGGTTCTTTTAAAGTTGTAGTTTCGATGTAATTTAATATTTCAGGGGGAAATACTGTATCACCTGAGGTTGTAAAGTCACAATCACACTCTTGTGCTGCCATTCTATCCCCTAACTCGTCATCTTGTTTATCTCTCCATTCTTGATTTCGTTCAGGGTGTACAGTCCATGGTAATCTAATAGGTGTAAATCCACTAGTACCATCTTGTGCTTTAGTCCACATTCTGTGAAACCAGTTACCGGTACCATTAGGTGTAGATAATATAATTGCTCTACCACCCGTAGCGAGTGTTTGTTGTGCGGAACCCCAAATTTCTTCAATTCGATTTTCTTCAATAAAAGCACCCTCATCAATTACTAGAAGGGAAATGGCTTCTGATCTACCAGCATCACCTGCTGCAGATACTGCTTTAATTTGGGAACCATTTTTAAGTCGTAATGATAATCGGTTATTTTCCATTGTTGGTAATTTTAACCAACTGGGTAACTGATCATACATAAATCGTACTTTAGTTACTAGGTTTTTAGCTGTCTCTTGTTTTGTTGCTATTACAAGGATGTTTTTATCCTTTTGAAATAACATCATGTGTAAAGCTATACCTGCTGAGAGTGTCGAAATACCAAGCTGTCTTGATTTTAAGATTACTGACTTATCATGTTTACTTAATAACCCTAATACTTTTTCTTGGAATGGGTATAGGTTAAACTGAGTACGACCTCTTGTTGGGTGTTGTATCCAACAATACTTTTTCATAAAGTAAACAGGATCGCTTGCTGATTTAACAAATTCCTGCTTTATAATTGCTTTAATATCTGCCATCGTATATACATACTAACAAAAAAGGGGACCTATTGGTCCCCTAATTTTAGTATATAATTTTAATTATCCTTTAAGTTTAATATTTTTTCCACTTAGTGTAAATGCATATTTTACATCACCTGGAGATGTATATTCATATTTTTTATTCTTTTTAAGGTAATTTTGTAACTCTTTAAAATGTTCTACAGTACCTTTAGAATATTCCCCCGGCTCAAGATATTCTTTTTCACTAAATGTTGATTGTTGTACACCTTCGTTGTCATTTCCATCCACATGAAAATCTACAAATTGTTTAGCGGCACTTTTAATACCTTCATTTAGTTTTTTCTTTTGGATATCACTTTCAGTGATTAAACCAGCTAACTTTTGGAAGCGAAGTGTAGATTCGTTAAGTTCAAATGATACTTCTTCCATACTATCTTCAGCTTCTTGATCGAGTGCATCCTGCTTATCAGCTAATGCATCTAAATTATCGGCTTTATCTCTAGCACCATCAGCATCTAGTTCGTCAACTACTTTTGTTTTTTTTCTACCTCCGGATACTTTATCGTATTCTTTCTGAAGTTTAGCTTGTGCTCTTTCAAGTTCCTTAAGTTGTTTACGAACTTCTTTAACTGCACCTTTATCCATCATATCTCTAAATTCGTTATCTTCGTCAATGCGAGTTAAACGACCTTCAGTTTCTTCAATCATTTCAGCAACTGCGGCTAATTTGGTTTCAAGTGCTGCTGTGCGGCCTTGAATTTCAACTTCTTTCATCTTAGCGGCTAATGGGTTTTTAGCTTCTTTGATTTGCTGTTTGATGTATTTTTCTAAATTTGTTGCTTCTCTTAAGCCTTTTACATTAAACGCACCAGTTCCTGTTATTATTTTACTCTTAGGGTTTACAACTTTAATTATTTGTTGTAGGTTTCTAACTGCTCTTCTATCTATAGGTAGGCCTTTTATAGGGTTTATAGCACCCCCTTTTTTAGTAAAGAGAACACGGTCATTATTTACTATATATTGAACTCTGGTTCTATCTAGACTAAAATCTAATACTAAACCTCTAGTCTCTCTCTGAGGACCTCCTTTTAATTGTACCTTTTCAAGTTTTCCTAAACCTTCTCCAAAATCTTTTCCTACAAAGTCTCTAAAAAAGGTTTGTGCCAACTGGTCAGCGCGTTTATGTTCTCCTCTATCAATAGCTGCATTAACGGCGGCAGCTACTTTATCTACAGATATTTCGTTTATTGTTTTATTCATAATGTTGTTATTTTCTGCTAATGGATCACTTAGATCAATGTCGCCTCCTAAGCCTAAGGCATCTAAGTCAGCCATTGGATCGTCTGACATATCAAATTCTGCATCTCTTCTTTTTCTACCTCTGGTTTCAGGGGCATCTGGGTCACGAGTAGGTTCCATTGATTTTTTAAGCTGTGAAGTTAAGGTAATTAAACCTTTCATCTCAAGTGCTTTTAAAAACTTATTTGCTTGAGCAGGGCTGTTATATGAAGTATTAGCAATAATATCTTTGGAAGTAAATCCTTCAGGGTTAAGCATTGCTGTTGCTAACGCTTTCATTTCTTCAGGAGTAAAGCGTTTTTTAGGGCGCTTTTGTCCTGGTGACTTATATGTTTTTAGAACATCGTTTACACGCTGCATAAATTGAAGTACATCTTGTAAGCTAGCTTCTTGGCCAAGTTTAAAGACATTAGATGTACGAGCCATTTCTTCTAAACCAGCTCTATCTAATTCGCCAGCTGCGAGATCTTCTAATTCATCTTCATCGCCTGTTTCCATAGCCCGAGCAATACGGTCATCGTCTTCAGGACGTGAATCTGCGGCTAATTCTTCGGGAGAAGCCATTTCATTTATAGCGGCCTTAATTTCCTCTAATATAATTTGCTTAATTTCGTTTTTATTCATTGTGCACAATGTTTGGTGTTAACAACAATAAATATATAAAAATTACTGAGGAAGTGTATAGTCTATAGTATGTATTAAAACTATAGTGCCTACAAAACCACCTACGACACCTACCCATGGCTTTTTATACCATCTATCTACTTGATTTAAACGATCTGTATAGACAATAATTTGATTGTTTAATAATTCTATTTCTTCATATCTGTAATTGAGAAGGAGATCATTATGATCGTTTAATTCCTTATGAAACCCAATTTGTTTTTCGAGTTGTTTGATTAAAACTGTTTTAATTGAGTCTTGTGTCTCAAGTGTGTCTAAAGCCAAGAAAAACTCCTCAAGTTCCAATGCTGGAATTTGAAGAGTATCTTGTGAAAAACTTAAACTAGACACACATAACATTAATATAGTTAATATGTGTTTCATGCTTTCTTTTTTGGTCTACCTGGTTTACGATATTTTTCTTTAAAATCACTAGTAGTTTTTTTAGCATTAGTAGTAGGTTTAACCTTTGCTTTAGTTTTATTAACTACTTTTTTCTGCTGAGTAATTTTGTCTTTGGTTACTTTTTTATCAGCTTGAACTTTTTTAGTTTTTACTTGAACTTTTTTAATTTTGTCTTGGGCTTCTTTAACCTTTTTATCGTGCTCTTTTTTCTTTTGAGTAGAAGCTACTGCAGCGGCACCTCCGAATACTGCTAGTAATCCTATTATCCATTTAAATAATTTCATAATTAAAATGTTATGGTTTTTAATATTTGTTCGATTCGTTCTTCTGTAGAACCTTTAATAGTATAGTAAACTGGTCTATGTTTTTTCAGTAGGTCTTGAATACATATGTCAATTTCATTTCTATATTTTAAATTAGTTTCCCTTACACCATTATCTTCCATAGCTATACCTTCAGGAGAAATATAAAACATATAATTATATTGGTAAATAAACCGTTTAGCATATTCTTCAAAGGCTTCTCCATTTATAATACTAGTTTTTTTAGCACATTTAGTAAATGCCATAACATCTATAATAGTTCTATCAGTAACTATAGAAGGTTGCATAAGTTCGCTTACACGTTCTGCCAAAAATATGGTTTGTCCCTCTATAGTTGTTTCATGATTTAAGGGAATACCTAACGAATTTAAATAGGCACTACGTTCAGTAGCAAATTTATAGTCTTTAAATTCAGGTAATTCCTGTAATGATTTTACTAGTGTAGTTTTTCCTACACTCATTGTTCCACAAAAACCTATTTTCATTATCCTGCACTTCTAGCTTTAAATCTTGGATCTTTATACCAGGGTAGACCCTTACCACTACGTTTGGCTTCTTTCCACTCTTCTTCAGTGTGTTTAAACCCGTAAATATAATATTCTCTTTTACGATTATCACCTTCTGGTATAAGAGCTGGTCCCTCCCAATTATGGAGTTTTCCATCCCAGTAATATGCTATAGTACCTTCAGGTGTCCTTAAACGCTTTGATTTAGGAAAATCTTTTTTTCCTGTCATTCTATTTTGTTCCTCGATTAATCGGCTTTCTTTGAGGCGTTTATTTTCTTCTTTTTTATCCATATTAATTTAAGATTGATTCTGCAACATATGTACCTTGTGCTCCACTTACTGTAATACCCCTTGCTGAGAGAGCATCGCCTACAAAATGGACATTTGGTACTGTTTTAAGTGATAAGTTATCGTAATCTACAAGTGGTTCTGGTGATAAATATTTTACTTCGGGCATGTAAACACCCCAATCATTTCCTAATGTGGGGAATACTTTAGTCATATCTTCAATAAAATCTTCAATATAAACAGCATTATCACCAATAGCATCGTATAATGGATCTAAGTTATTTACAATTTCGGTTTTAACATATTCGCCTTCACTAGTTTTAGATGGTACTCTATGGCTAGGAGAATAATAAGTACCAGTACCATTAATTTGAAGTTTTTTAACTGCTTCACGTGACCAATCAAATGGTTTGTCAATACCTCTGATTTCCATTAAAATACCAAAATTAGTCATATCATTACGATATGCTTCATCTTTCTTAGCATGGCCATTGTAACTGTGATCGCCATATGTTTCCTCTACAGCTACATAAGCAGCATTATTATTAGTACAGAATGATCTTAATGATACACCTTTATCTTCAAACTTACGATATAGCTTAAAATCATAACTGATGTCAATTAATTTTTGAAAGTGTTTTTGGGGTGCTTCAAAACGTACACCAATTTGTACTGGTTTTGCTTCTGTATCATGGTTTCCAGTTTCAATAAGGTGTTTACCAAAATCAATACCTGACTTACCTACTGCAAATATTAAACGATCGTAAAAATATTTTTTATCTGCTACAACATATTCGCCTTCAAAATCAATTTCTGTTACTTTAGAATTCCAAGTAAATTTAACACCTTTAGATACTAAATATTCATACCATGCTTTACCAATTTCGTGCAAATAATCAGTACCAATGTGCCATACTGGGAATAATCTTAAACCAAAATATGGTTTAATAAAATCTGGTTCTTCTACAGGATGTGAACATTGAATAACTTCTGGTTTTGGGTGAAAACGTCTAAAATTATTAATCACTTGATCCATTAGCTCCATAGCTTTTTCATC